GTCGCGCCAGAAAGTGGCCCAGAGTTTCTCAAACCTGGTCAATTTCCGGTCGACTAGACCCAGACCCCCCATATGCGGAGGCAAGGCCCACGAGTTAGGCACACGCTTCAAGAGCGTAGAGCGTAGCCTGATGAAATCAGTGCGAAATTCTTCGTTCCAACATTCCCCAAGGAGTTCACGATACTTAATGAACTCACTGGCAATCGACCCCGCCGAGACAGACGACTCATCGGCGCTCTGTGATCTCTTATTACCATAGAGAAGACCTAAATTAAGATACGGAGTTTGATCACAAACAGCAACTGGAGAAATCGTCCCTTTTCGAAGACGAAATTCAGTACTGTTTATGACACAAAACTCCGAACTATAATAGTTCTTCCCTACAGAAGGTAGGAGACCCAATTCAGAGCCCATTGTCTGCCACCACGAATAACTTTCATTACTCGCGGGAAACAAACAATCGTCCCCATTGATGAACATGGGGACTTCCTTCAAAGAGTAAACTCTCTGAAGGCCAAACTCGACAGCTGCGCGGCAAAGCGCAGCATTAACTATACAAAGGATAGGAAAGCTGATAAAACTTCCCATAAGTTGCCCATTTTATTGAACAACTGGTTCAGAACCATCCTTATAGTCGAGTAAATGACCACAAAGAGCCCTCTTTAAAGGGAGCCATAGACGAGGATCAAGAAAAGATTGCCATTCCTCAATTACCGCAAGAGAGCTGGCGGACTTTAGAAAGTCCGTTGCTGCTTCATAATCTCCAGAAACAAGTTTCTCAGAGCCACTTAAGGCTTGAAACATCTCATCGACATCCTGACTTTCGACAGGACGACCAGTGAGTCTGAAACAACTAAATTTCTGCAGAGCCTTCCAGAAAGGTTTCTGGTACGGTTGAACTAACCAATGACGAATTGCTTCGCCCTTAGTTATCACCCGCACCTTAAATGCTTCCAGAAGTGCAACCGGAGTAGCTTTCAATAAAGCTCCGTCAGCATTCCATTCTTGCAGTAGTTGGGTGAAGATCCCCTCCAAACAAGGTTTATATAACTTGAGGAGGCCGGTCTTCGGGAACCAACAAAGCGACCAATCCAGCTCTGGATCTAGAGCCTGGATCAGTTCGTTTAGTGCACCACCATGCGCTCGACTGCGTTCGTAACAAGCAGAGAGCGAAGGTCTAACATTTATATCCAAACCCTTCTGAAGTAAACCCCTTAACACCGGAGCTATTTCACGCGCCGTTCTTCGGACTTCATCGAGAATAACCTTTGCAGGTTCCTCTCGAGGAGTTCCAAGTAATTGACGATGCTTCAATAAAGAAGCCGTGACAAAGCTAATTCCGGGTCTTAGGGTTCCCTTCTTCAGGTTTAGAAGTTGGAAAGCAAAGAGCTCAACCTTTCGGGGCTGAGAAATTCTCTTAAGCACTAGTTCTTTTTTTAGGTATTTACAACCTAAATTAAGGGGACTATCTTTCCAATCATAAATCGGGTACTCTTCCTGACGATTAGTCCAGGAATAAATGTATGCGACCTTCGCCTTCGCTTCTTTTTCCAAAGTCTCATTGAGGGCCCTGCACCACCAGTATGCCATTACAGCATCCTTGGTAGCCAGGAACCTCTTCGAAACCCTCTGGGAGAGAAAACGAGCGATGATAATTGCCAAGCAGTCGTAAAACCGCTCAGCGCGTTTATAAGCATCAATAACAAAGGTCTCCATCTCTCCTACAGAGATTGGATGACCCTCTTCAAACCTCTCAACCATCCAGTTGAAAGGTCTCGTAATAGCAAAAGAGTTTTTTTTAGTCAGACTACGCACGCCAGTGTTCTGGTAGACGTACGAGGCAAGACTCTCTTTTGTACAACGGGGCGATTTCAATATTTGGTTCGCCAGCCATGAATAGGAATAAGACATTCCGATTCAATCTGATTCGACAGTAGATATAAA